TATGATGAAGACCAGCAGTGTTGGGTGGCTGTGATATCCCGACAAACATCTTGTGATTAAGGAGAGATGATATGAAAGAGAAAAGCCTAGAAAACATGACGCATAAAGAAAGAATTGCGTACTGGGATAGAATTCGCAAAGAGGAAGAAAAGGATCGTGAGGATCGGATAAGGCAACTTACCGAAGAACAACGTGATGTCCTTGTAAAAATACACAAAGAACTGAATAGTGTTCTTTTAACTGCCTTGTACAATGACATGGGAGGCATTCGTTGTCTCTCTGTGCTTGAACTTCAAGACTTGGAAGATACTATGAACAGGCTTCAGCTTCAATTTAACTTAAAGGGGATCACTTAATGTTTGCTGAAGCACTTGTATGCTTGGCACTCAACGTGTACCATGAGGCCCGTGACCAGCCCTTCATTGGGCAGGTTGCGGTTGCCCAAGTGGTGATGAACAGAGTGCGTGATGACAGGTATCCTGACAGTGTATGTGATGTGGTCAAGCAAGGCCCGACATACTCATGGAAGCAGGACTTTCCTGTACGCCATCGCTGTCAGTTTAGCTGGTACTGCGACGGCAAGTCAGACAAAACACCTGACCAGACAGCATGGCAGCAAGCTATGTTGATTGCACAGGGTGTACACACAGGCAACCTTGATGACTTCGTTGAGGGTGCGACACATTACCACGCAACCTATGTTCTGCCTGAGTGGGCAGAAAGCAAGGTGCCTGTCGTACAAATAGGCGACCATATGTTTTATCGCTGGGATTAGTGCTTGACTGTGCGGATTATTAGCGATATAGCATTAGATCAATTAACGAAAGGAGAATAATATAATGACAAGTAGGACTTGGGGTGCTGCACCAAAAAAACAAGTACGAAAGGGGCCACCACAGGGTGTAGGAGATGGGGGAATACAAAAGTATCAATTATATATACGACGACTTAAATTTTCTAAGATGATGAAAGCTATCGAAACACGAAAGGAGAATACAAAATGCTAGAATATATTCCAGAACACCTCGACTTTGATGTTGAGTATGAGCAGACTAAGATGGATGACAAGAAGTATGTTATCAATGCCAACACAGGCGAATACATTGGTATCGTTGGCAACGGCTTCACCTGCGCATCTCACGGCGACTTTTTCCGTGACGTTATCAACGCAACCACAGATGAATTGTCGGTGCATGACATGCTGGATGCAGAGATTAGCTGGCGTGATGCTTACCAGAATGGCTGGGCTATGATGGATATGCGTCTGCCTAACGTGAATGCCAAAATTACCACTGACAAGCACGAGACTACGGTAGCCCAGCGTATCATTGCCCTGCATGGGGTGAACGGTACATGCTCTAACGTCACCATCTTTGGTGCCATCGACTTCTTCTGTCTCAATGGGCAGATACGTGGGCGGCATGACAAAGTGATGCGCAAGAACACCAGCAACTTCAGCCTTGACAGGTTCATCATTGAACTTGAAAAGTCACAGCAGGACTTTACTGCACAGACAGAGCAGATGCAACGGTGGGCTAACACTAGCCTCGCTGGTGTGGATGTGAAAACTATGCTTGAAAAGCTGATGAAGTCTGAACGTAAAGCAGAGAAGATGAACATCCTGTACAATCAGGAGGTAAGCACCCGTGGCCGTAATTTGTGGTCACTATACTCTGCCTTCACAAACTATGCTACCTACGCCGATGAGCGTAATGGTTTTAAGCAGCATAACACAGGACATGATACACAGGCCAAGTTAATGTTTGAGCGGGAGATTGAGGTATCACGTTGGGTTGACAACCCTATATTCAGTCAGGTAGCTGCGTAAATGAAACTCAATCAGATAGCAGATGAGTATTACTTATCTCACGATTTCAAGGAGTTACGAGATGAAACTAAAGTACATTATCGCTACTGCCTTGGTGCTGTACTGGCTACCCACGTTGATGGTGTAGAGATTGGCGAGGTGGATGGCACAAAGCTGTCCACCAAGCAATCTAAGATGGCTTATGACCAGTGGTGTGATCGTGGTATCTCTACAGCAAATCACATTCTGGCGACAGCTAGAATACTATACAACTATGCCCTACGCATGGAACACTGCTTTATTAATCCCTTCACAGCGGTGCGTAGGAGAGCCACACAGCCACGTAAGGTTGTCTGGCGTAGGGAGGATGTAAAGAAGCTACTAGACGCAGCGTACAGCGATTTTAGCACCCGTAACATTGGATTGATTGCGCACATGGCATATGAATGGTGTCAGCGAGTGGGTGACATGCGTCTACTCACATGGGATGCAATAGACTTTGAACAAAAACGGGTAACAATATTACAATCTAAGCGTAACGCACAGGTAGAATTGCCTATCGACGATGATCTACACTGCATGTTGGTTGAACAGGAGCAAGACTTTGGCTTTCAGCCTTATGTTGCACCAAGACCAGCGGCATATCGTGGTGTGTACGAACCATATACTATGTACAAGCTACCGTTGCATGCTCGTAAACTTATGGATGCGGTTGGATTACCCAAAGAACTGCGGTTGAGTGACTTACGTCGTACAGGTGTTACAGAAATGGTGGATGCAGAGGTAGGTATTGGACAGATCATGTCGGTTACAGGACATGCTAACCCACAATCAGTCAAACCCTATCTCAAAAATACATTCATCAGCGCAAATAATGCCTTGACAGCACGTAAAAAGACGTGATATAAGCATTCAACTGCCGCAGCGAACTACTATTATATATAATATAATATACATATAGAAAGGACACATACATGATTAACCCGTATGACTATGATGTTGCTAATGGTGAGACTAAGCGTATGAATTGCCCTGTATGTAAGGGTATTAAGACGTTCAGCATAACCAACAACATGGGTAGTCTCTTGTGGAATTGCTACAAGGTATCTTGCACTGTAGGTGGCAGCACACGTGTTCATCTATCGGTTGATGACATCAAGTCTGGCTTTGCTGGTACACAGAAAGCAGATGAGCAGCCATTTGAATTGCCACCCTATGTGATACCCCGCCGTGATATGTTGTACATGAACAGGTGGTGTGACAGATGGCAGCTAGATCAGGATGAACTTGGTCTTCTGTATGATGTCAAAGAGGATCGTGTCGTATTCCCTGTCATGAATGATGGCAAGATGGTGGATGCCACCGGCAGGACGTTATCTAAACGAATACCTAAATGGAAAAGATATGGAAATAGTGGCTTGCCATATACACATGGTTGTGGTAAAGTCGCCATAGTTGTTGAGGACTGTGTGAGTGCAGCCGTTGTTGGTTACGGTTCCTTTGTCGGGGTTGCGCTTCTTGGCACATCTCTCCAAGATACGCACAGAAGGTATCTCACACAGTTCTCGACAGCGGTAATTGCACTAGACCCCGACGCATTACCGAAGACATTACAGATGGCTAAAGAATTACGTGGACATGTGTCAGATGTTCGTGTATTGAAACTAGAAGATGACATTAAGTATCGTAACCCGACAGATATGGAGAAAATAAATGGAATTATCACTGATTAGAAGTTTGATGGACAGAGAGTTCTATGACGAACATCGTGGCGCACGTTGCCCTGATCGTCTGTTCAGCAAGGATGTACGAAAGATTAAGCAGACTATCGACACAGCAATGGACCGTTATGAGCGTACCGTTACACCTGATGAGATAGAGGCATTGTTCATGGCGAACAATCCTACAATGACAACAGCACAGAAGCAGGGGTATTCATCCCTGTTTAACAATATCAAGCGTGAGCAGCCAATGGGTGGCGACGTGGCACAAGAGGTATTATCTAAGCTATTTCAACAGGTTATTGGTGAGGACATCGCTAATCTGGGCTTTGATTATGTCAACGGTGACAAGTCTAGCCTTGAGCCTCTGCGTCAGATGCTGGAACAGTATGGTGATGACTTTACGCCAAACCTCAAGGTGGAGTGGGATGACATTGACATTGAGACATTGCTTGCACGTAATGATCTTGAAGCACGATGGACATTCAATATACCTAGCTTGGTACGTAAGGTTGAGGGTGTGAATGCCGGTCACTTGATTGAGATTGGCGCACGACCCAATACAGGCAAGACATCGTTTCACGCCAGCCTGATTGCCAGTCCCGGTGGCTTTGCGCATCAGGGTGCTAACTGTATTATCCTGTGTAACGAGGAAGGCTATCACCGTGTGGGTGCCAGATATTTGACAGCAGCTACAGGTATGACGATGCGGGATATCAAAGCAAATCCATCCAAAGCACGTGATCTATATGAGCCGGTCAAGAACCGTATCAAGATCAAGGATGCCACAGGTCGTGACATGGCATGGGTAGAGAGCATATGTAAGGCATACAAGCCCGACATTGTTCTGCTTGACATGGGTGACAAGTTTGCCAAGACAGGCGGCTTTGCACGTACAGACGAGGCACTGAAGGCTAATGCTGTACACGCCCGTATGATTGCCAAGCAGCATGAGTGTGCTGTATTCTACATGTCGCAGCTATCAGCAGAGGCAGAGGGTAAGATTGTACTCAACCAGAGTATGATGGAGGGTAGTCGTACAGGTAAGGCAGCAGAGGCTGACCTTATGATACTGATTGCCAAGAACCCACCCGTGCAGGGGCAAGATGAAGAGGATATAGAACGCCATCTCAATATTGTGAAAAACAAGTTGACAGGGTGGCACGGTAGTGTACACTGCCAGTTAGAATATCAAACAGCGAGGTATACAGCATGAAGCTAACATTAGATGTAGAGAATACGACGACAGAACGCAACGGCAAGTTGCACCTAGACCCATTTGAGCCAGAGAACTCACTGACTATGGTGGGTATGCTAAGTGACCAACCGGCTATATTGCCCGATGGCACTAAGATAGATGATGAAACAATCGTGGTGTTCGATCACGAGGAAGCATCTTCTCCTGACCAGCAGTCCTTTGACTTAGTGCAAAGCTATCTTGACCAAGCTACTATCATCATTGCACACAACGCAGCATACGATTTACTGTGGTTGTGGGAGTCAGGCTTCAAGTATGATGGCCCTGTCTTTGATACAATGCTTGGCGAGTATGTATTGCAGCGTGGTGTTAAAGAGCCTCTGTCTCTTGAGGCATGTGCTAACCGATATGATCTTGACACCAAGAAGCAAGACACATTGAAAGAGTATTTCAAGAAGGGATACAGCACACGCACTATTCCTATTGATGAATTATCACAGTATCTATCTGCTGATCTACATGCTACACAGCAGCTAGCTGATAAGCTGATGCTACAATTGCAATCATCCAGCAGCAACTTGATGGATACAGTCACGCTGACCAATCAGGTATGCGTAACACTGGCACGTATCTACCAGCGTGGCTTCAAGGTTGACTTGAATGTGCTTGAGGATGTGCGTCAAGAGTTTGAACAAGAGAAGTGTCAACTTATTGACGACTTGCAATCTCATGTCCGTAAAGTTATGGGTGACACACCTATCAATCTCAATAGCCCAGAGCAATTGTCTTGGGTAATATA